TTTTTTTTAGAAAATTATCAAAACACATCATCGCCATAGCGCATTTGCCATGTGTGATGTGAACTAATAGAAATTTTTAAATTATTAGTTACTTATAAACTACCTTCTACATCTATGAGGGAGTATAAGGACCAACGACTACTCCGGGGACCCCTCGATAAAAGGAAAGGGTGAAGTCATCAGCACCAGCTACAAACCAAATCTTACCATCTGTATCCTGGGTATTATCTGTGTTTAGAAAACCCAAGGTAAATGATGGCATATTGACTACTTCGTAACCGTACTCCGTGAACCACCTTTCCCGATCACAATAGAAAGGAACCTCTACCTCGAGCACGCCATTAACAGTGTTAAGTGTCAAAGCGTTTGCTCCAGATCTAAGAAACCTTTCAGGAACCGTACTGGTCGCATCAAGAGTGTCATTGTCCGATTGTTGTGCAAACCCGAGACCTGAATCTTTGCCATTGTATCCTTTGAATCTCAAACCGCCGCGCTTGAATGTAAACATTCCTGCGACGTGCTCAATCAAAGTTTCCGAAGCACGTGGATTACTCTGGTAGTCCTCCAACTTAAGGAAATATTGCTTGTTTAAAGAAGCTGAAGACACCCTAATCGATGGTGCATCGTCGTAGAGATTGAATCTTCTAGTTAATGGTCGAAGATTGGTGATCATCTCTCCTGTGGTGTACTTCTCTGGAGATTGTGTACCTTCTATTTGAAATAGGTAATCTGAGTGAGCAATGTCATTGACATTGTCTGATTGGATGGATTGTCCAATTGCCATAGGTCTCATTTTAGCACGTTGGCTGACCAACACGCTACTTGGCGTCTCAATTACTTTATCTCCTGAGTTGATTCCAAAGAATGATGGCAACAATTTAGCGGCTGGGTAAGCAAAACTGATGTTGTTGGAAAATGCCCAGACATTGAATTGAATCTTTTGTGGAACAATACTGGAAGCCTGAAGCCTGTTAAAAACAGCAACTTCAAGAAATCCAATACCTTCATTAACGTTGGCCCAATACTTATCATAAACGTAAGGTATAGTCACTACAAAATCGTTAGAATTTTTGATAGATATAATGCGTCTGTACACATTATTATCATGATCATCACTTTCTACAGTAAAACCTTTCATGTCGGTTGTGGTTTGACCAGGGAATGGTGCAGAACGAGTGGGGCGAAATGATACAATCACCTTTCCTGTGTAAAATTCATTTTTAGCAAAGGAAAAGCGGTATGACATATCCCCTCTCCACAACGTGAACATACTTGCAAGATAACTGACAGGTGGTTGTGCTAAAATTTCCTGCTTTGTAACAGGCGATTCAGGGTCAATTTTCTCGACTACAAAAGATTTTTGTTGTAAAGGTGTGACTTTGCATGAATACAATGGTGCAAAACGCGCGTCTGCAAAAGCCCACTCACCTTGTCCTATCAATCCCTGTCGTTTAGCAAGTTGAGATATTCCCATCTCATCTTGTCCGTCTAATTGCTCTACCCCATTGTTAGTCATAGCGCTGAGCTTTATCGATGTATCAATTCCGTCAACATTGGCCAAACTGGTCCCAGGCTGAACAGCTACACGCTGGGTGATACCTTCATTAAATGGCTTGCTAAAGCCAAAGAAAGAGGCTACACCGGAAGCGGCACCCGCAGCCCAAGACACTGGTCCAGCTATGTCAGACAAAATCGGTATTGTCGATAAAGAGCCAGCAACAGCACTAACAGTGTCTAGTGTACTTGAAATTATCCCCTTCTCGACTTTCTTCTCACCCTCAGTGGCACTTTGTCCAGTTGGCATAGCCAAATCAATATCTGTGAAACTTCCATAGATATTAACATCAACTACTTCGGAGTTTGAAGCTCCTCCCAACTGGTTAAGTACCTTGATGATGAGTTGCCAATCGGTTTGCTCGTAATCATTTGCGCCATAACTTGCTGCATAAGCGCTTTTATCTTGGAAAAATGGAAGATCCAATTCCACTTCCTCCTGAGATCCAGCATCTATCTCGACATGTCTACAAGTAGACAATTGATAGAGTGAATACAAATCGCCATCATGGTAAGAGGCAGACTGAGTAGGTGGCACTGGAATGGCGGCTACGAGCAATTTGCCTGTTTGCACAGGTGTAAAATTGCACATAACTCTAATTTTGTACCCATGTCTCATATATTTAAACCCTTCTAATTTTGATTTTACGTTTTCCTGCTGAAGCATCTTATTTCTAATTGGCCAATAGGAAAGAGCCTCTCCGTTAGGAATGGCTCCTGCCCATGAATAACTTGCAAGTAGATAAGGGCGGTTGAGAATGTCTTTGACAGTATGTTCTAGCGTATCCTTATAAGGTTTAGAAATGCTAACCCTCTCATAAAGAGGAATACTATCTTGGACTTCCTCATCTGCCCTAATATCAACGATTTGTTGGGTGGTGGTGTGTAGTGACTGCATATCATTACTTACATTATTATTGTCTTCATTAGATGTTGTTGAAGCGATCCGTTTAGTTAAAGCCTCAGTGACGTCGGATCAGACGCTCACGTCCACTTGCCGGGCCAGTATCCTATATTTTAGATGGCAAACACTGGCCAGTAGGGATTGCTCCCTCCATCGGAATTCTACGAATTCCACCTGTATTCAGGTTTTGCTGCTCATCGCTTTCGGCACACGCTTTGAGCCCCATTACAGGTTTTATGGCGGTGACGGTTTCGTACATCGATTCCCAACTTGGTAAGAATGGTAACTTGGTCATTTTCTTCCTAGCATTTTCATACATTATGGTTGTCCAATGATCGTAGATTTCCTTTCCGTGCAAGCTGAGTTCCTTAAACGCCGTCTCCAGGTTGTTGACTGTTTCGTCTTCAATTCCGATATCCGTTTTGATCCAAAGGGGGATCTCCACAACAGTATCCAATTCTAGCGGTGCGGAAACAATATAGGTGTGTTTCAAGACCTTAAATCCTCGTTTCAAAAAGGTCACCTCCTCCAATTTCCTATATTGTGTTCCGTCATTTTCGGTCTTGTCTTCTCGTGTATATTCCATACCCAAGGTTGCATATGCTTTTGTCCAATCATCTTGGCCCATATCCACATTAGGTGAAATTCCCAAAACTGAGTCGTCTCCATAGCTAATCATAACTATATCCTCATCAAACTCGTCTGGGTGTTTCCCTGTCTGGTTGGTGTAGGCCACTCTTGAAGCAATTGAGTTGTACATCGAATTTAGAATGGAAGTCAAAGGATTTCCACTCGGGTTACCATGTGCAACTTGATAAACTTGAGTTTTAGAAATATGGCACGAGAAAACAATATCTTGCCACAAGATTTCTCTCTCCATCGAATATTCATCTCCTGCCCACATATTCACTACGTCTAAAACAGCGAAGAGAATTTGGGGGTTAAGAGTTGAATCAAACTTTGAGAAATCTCCCGCGACAACCCGATTACCCTTCGTAAGTAAATGCTTTTCCAAGGCTCTCCATTCTTTGTAAACATTGATTCCAACTGCTACTTCATTTGAAATCCGGTTATGCATCACAAAGGCCGCAAATCCCAAGAAAAACATTCTAAACACGATGGTATAGTCCATTGGTCCGCCGCAAAAGATACGTGTTTTCCCTTTGGTCACTTTTTCCATTGGTCGTCGCTCATCCTTTAGGTTATCAACCCAAATTGTCTTTTTGCCAATTCCGCGTGCGAGTAAATCTGTCCGTTCGTCAATGTCGTTTGCAAGGTCATCTGAAATTTCATAATCTTCTGAAATCCAACTTTGTTTTCCTCTCTTCTTCCTTTGTTCCAAGCAATAAGGATAACCAGGTGAAGTCGATCGCTCTATTGGAGCGATGAATTCCTCCTCTGGTATACCTGCTGTTGCCTGTTCCTTAGTTAGTCGAGAGTACTGCCTGAAATGTTCCCTTCTGTCACCAGAAAGCAACTTTTTCGCGTAAGAATCTCGCGCTGCGTCTACCACTGCTTGATCAAGCAATGGTGTGTCCCTCGAATACTTCCGTACTCCAATTTCGTGGGGGTCAATTCCCCTGCGAGGCCCTAGCATTGCTGGGGCTGTTTTGGGTTCGGTGTAATCCAAGGGTGTTCGGCGCAAGCGAGTTTTGCGTGAAGTTTTCACAGGTTCAGTTGTTCCCATCAACATGTAATTCGTATCCTGCAAACGTCTATCGTCAATTCCGTTTTCGTTTTCGCGTGAAATCAAGGCACATTGTGCCATTCCGGGCATATCCTCAAGAATGCCAGCTATTTCCTCTTGTGTCACAATGTAAGCACCCCCAATATTCTCCATAAAGCCCCAAACGTGAAATCCTAAGATTTTGTTTGGTACTTGTTTGTTGGTCGCTACCAACACCGCTCCGCAGTCTCCTGGTTGGGTGATGGCATTGTAGGTGTAACATGTGCCACAAGTGTGCGTAGTTGTCGTTCCGTCCAAGTTCGTCGTCATGTATCGATTTTCCGTCTTCATTTCAGCTAAAACTTGGCTGCGTACTGATCTGACCGTACCGGGTTGTACAAAGTCATAAGTAAGCAAGCTGGCTGTGGTTGATCTTACCCCCCCAAGTTGATCCTTTTTCACTAGATGTTTTGTGAAATCCGTGTGGGGGGGGAAGGTCCGTGGTAGTACAATGATTCCAACGTCGTCAGTTCGGTTTGTCGCATATGCTTGGATTACCAATTGAGATACCTCGTAGGTGTAAGTTTTGCCACAAGCGTTTTGCATATGCAAATACTTGTAGCTCACGAGCTGTCCTAAACCGTGTCTGTTTGTCAACATGACACGGCCTTTCAAGATAAATCCATTTAGCATTCTCGTCCAAACCGCACCTTTGCCTGTATTGTTTCCGCAGAAAAGCATGTACATGTTCTTTGGAACATTCAAGCTGAGTTGGTGTGCATTGTGATCCAAAACCATCTCCCCTGTCGCAAGGATCTTTGATTTGATGTAATTTTGCTCCTCTTGTGAAAATCGTTTGATGTAAAATTCATCGTCTGCCAATACGTATTCTGCCAATTGATCGAAATTTGTCGGTATTGCCTTGCCAGCCATTTCGCATCCCATCGCTACCATGTCACAGATAGCTTCCTCCAAGTCAGTTTGTGAACAACCATCTTGGAGTTGTGGGTGGTGCGAATTGACGAAGTAATGGTGACTCCGGGCAGATTTCCACATCTGTTTTATCTGTTCATCAGTGAATCCCAATTGCTTAAATTTTTCGCGCACTTTTCCTTCCTTGTCATGCCATTTAATTGTGTACCCAATCATTTCTGCCAATTGAAATTTTGATAAATCGTGAGCCATTAGTACATCTGGAGCTAAAGATTCGAACTTGTCCTTGTGTAATTCGTAAACGTCGTAAACTAATTCCCTATGTCGGTCTAACCTAATTCTATGTTCTGTCCCCAAAAAGTTGTCTACCTTTCTTTTGTTTTCCGCGCTCAAATTGTAAAAAGCTGGCGTTGTAAAATCGTATTCCCCATTTGCCAGTCGTTGTGCCACCTCGTAAATGTACTTGTCGATGTCTAATGCGTTCATTTCTTCCATTGTTTGGACCTTTTTCACATCAAGTTTTGGGGTAGCGTTGCTTGCGTATGTTTCCATTCTCTTAACGTCTGAATTAGTACTCGTGCTTTCTACTCTTTTCGTATCGGGTTTTGGGGTTGCGGTGGTCGAATACGCTTCGACTCTCTTTACGTCCGGTTTTGGGGTGGAGCCACTAGAATAAGATTCAATTTTTTCTGATCCGCTGTTTTCCGTCTTAAGATAGGTGTTGTTTGGTTCCAAGAAGACGGGAGTTAGGTTGGGAACTCCGTGCGGACTGACTCTTCCGAATTTTGGTTTTGTGGCTGCTAAAACATTATCTGTTTCGTACGCTAAATTCTTTTCATTCACTACTGTTTCGGGGTGGGGTTTGACGCTAATTCGAGTTGATACGTACGATTCCATTAAATTTGAAAATCTTTCTTTGCATGGAGCGCAAAGGTTGGGGCCGTAAGTTCGTGATACCGTCGGGTGCCGTATAGTATGTGTGTGTTTAAATTGAGTGTTGCAAGCTTCACAAGCGTGAATGTGCTCGACCTTCTTTCCTCTCTCTAGTCCTTCATGGGCATGCGTAACAGTCCCCTCATGACCTTTGCGATTGAAGAAATACTTGTAAACTTGAAACGACATCACTAAAATATTGAAAGCCAAAGACATCATCCCTATCCAATCAAGCAAAGAAAATTCTGTTTGATCCATTGGTTTGCAATAACTGTCCCCAAGTTTGTATTCACTGAGTGGTCTTATCCACACATCCTTCGTTACGCCAAATTTATCCCCAACGACTAGCCATTTTTCTTCGCCGCCGCATGAGTTGTTAAATCGATATACTGCGGTGGCTTCTGGTCTGTCGCACGGTACGACAAATTCTTCATCTTGTCGCGTGTGTTTGATTACTCTACCTCCCCATTTTACATAATCCCAGAAAGTCATGACTTGTCCTCCAGGTAAATTTTCGCTAAGTGCATTTAATTTTGCTTGTGTCTCTTCTACGTTGATTTCCTTTGACGTATCCTCGAATTCGGTTTTCGGTTCGTTTAATACTGGTTTGGTATGGTTTTCAAAAGTTGTTGCGTCGGATGTAAAATCTGCTTGGCTCACCCTTCCTCCAAAATTCGCCTGATCATCAAATTTCCCATACTTTTCTAGCATTTCTTCGAATCGAGCCTTCTTTGTTTCCAAGTCCTTCTTCATTATTTCCAATATTTGATCCGCAGTGTAAATTTTATCACTCCCATTCATTAATTTGTAATCATAATCGTACGGATTGACTTCTTTGTTGACTTTGTAACTTGGTCCCTCTTTTGGGAGAATTTTGAAATTGTATTCTACTCTACGTTGAAGTGCTTCGTTGCATGTTAAGCTCATGGCGTGAAATTTTTCCAAGTTCGTCGTCAAAATGATGACTCTGGATTTGAAATAAGTGTTAGATTTGTCCTCGAGTGCGGCCATATTTAACGGCCAATCGGTAACATTCTGACTCTTGATCAACTCCAGAAACTCAGGATTTGGCTTAGCTTGAGTGTCAACTAATTGTCCAAAATCATCGTACAAAACTACAGGTTGTTCATGGTAATTGTCCCAATATTGGTGAGCTGAATCCCTAACGAAAACTTGTGAAGGCCACGGAAGTTTTCGGTCAGGGTCAACAAAGCGAATTGCTTTGACTGCGAACTGCATTGCAAGATGTGATTTTCCAATGCCTGAAGCACCGGAAAAACAAATCACAACAGGTTCAATTCTGCCTCCCATCTTGGCGTAACCTCCATTTACTACCCTTTCGTACAATTTGGTAATTTTAATTCCCATAACGTTCAAATTTTGTAATGTGGTTGCTGGTAAAAATTTTTGAGAAAATCGCGAAGTCAATGCATTGTTTTGGTGATAAGCTGTTTTTACTTCCCTTATGAAATCTGGTTCCCTCTTTTGTGTTTGTTCCCTTTGCAATAAATCAACCACCCGATTGTAATGTTCTTCGATTTCCTTTTTGATTTCCCTACTCTCTTTCGAGAGTAAAGACCATCCAAACATTTCAGTCGAACCCGCGTCACCGAACCAATCTACCAATTTTTGAAATCCGTCGAATGTATTCATCACTCCTTTTGCTGCATGTCCGCTCCTAGCGAAAGCTTTCGAAACGTTTTCCAACGTTTTGTTAGCTGGCACCGCTTGAAAGAGCAAGAGGCAAGCAACGGATAAAATTGAAGCGAGTGGTAAGTGATTGGATTGCGCTTGGGGTTTGAAACACCAATCTAAAAGACTTTGTGAATGTCGCATAAATAGTTGCCGATTGTCCGAATTCCTCATGTAGGAAAGTCCTACAAAAGCGATCATGTACCCACGTGTGTTGTTGTCAGCAGCCCACATTGCTTTTAGAAAGCAAATAACTGCGAGCAAAGACATACCTTTGTCCAAGGCTTTTTGCCATGCAGAACTTGCTATTCCTTCCACTTCAGCAATCGTGTCACTACAATCCATTTGTCCGAGTCCCATTCCAAAGAGTTCAAGTCTCACTTGTCCATGTCCTATGAATTCAAATTTGGGATCTGCAGCGGTAGCTGATAGCCTGCCAAAAATCCCTGCATTGTTTTCAGTCGTGTTAAAGCAAAGTGTGAACTCTGTCTCCTTGAATTTGTAAGTTAGGTCGTATTTTTGCGAAGCGCGTGGTGGTTTGCAGTACATCCTGAGTCGTTTCTTTCCCTCCATCATCGACTTGAAAATTTTGAAATTGTGTTCATTAAGTCCATGTTTCAATAAGAATATCCTTCTGAGAATGTGCGGTCGTTGTGGTGCTTGGCAGTTTTGCGCAACAGGGCCAATGATGGCCTTGTGAACGCGCTCGACTTCCAATGTTCCACTTGCATGTGCATAGACAACGTGTGAAATGTATTTTTGTGTGGTATTACAAGTAACGCCACACCAACACTTCTTCTTTGGTGTACTCGATCTTGGCTTGTAGTTGTGTGAATTAACTGCATGCCTGATGAGCTTTTCGTTGTCGTTCGTGATTGTTCCGCATCCATAAGGACAAACCCACTGTTTATGGAACCAAACTGGGTCAATCGTCTCTTCCGTATCCCATTGTTCAGTGTAATCTTCTACGTGCTGCATTAGTTCGTTAGCGAGGTCATATCCAGTTGTGTTAGTGGTGTACGTTGTTGTTGAAGTTTGATTAGCCATTGGTTGTGTTTATTCCGATTTTGGGTCGTGGTGCTTTCCATCTTGCGGGGCCAATTTGTGGCAGGTATTACTCTTCTGCCTGTGATGCCCCTTCCCGTATCGGTTTGAGATTCTTGCTCTCTGAATAAATTCAGTCTGCTCACGCAGTGCAAATTTCCTACTCAACGTGTGTCCAGGGTCAAGAGTCAAGGACGATATGACTCAAGTCCGTCACACAAGAGCTTCCGTTAATCTAAATCAATCCGTATGGTCGCGAAACTGGTGTATCGTTAAATCGTTCATTGTGGAATTTGTTTGTGCTTTCAGAGTCCCTATAAAAATTGTATCGGGCAATGTCAGCTACGACGCCTCTTCCGGAGGCGAAGTTCGCAATGGATGCTGTTTC